CTACGCAAAAATTTTTTCAATCGATTGGGCCGCTTTCCGTCTCATGTCGTCTGTGTAATCGACGTAGACATTTAAAACAGTGGTGACTGTGTCACCGAGAAGCGCCGCTACAGTCTTGATGTCGGTGCCGTTGGCCAGCAGCATCGTTGCATAAGTGTGACGCAGGCTGTGAATGGATGCATCCGGGACGATTTTCTTGATATACCCATCGAGTGATTTATGCAACAATTTGTGTGGAAACAGCTGACCGTTTATTTGCCGAGGCTCTACATGGCGATACTCCAGCAGGATTTGCTGCAGCTTGGCCGGAATTGGGATGACGCGATGTCCGGCGGCTTTGTTTTTGATATTCATGATTCCACGCTTCCTGTGACCAATACGGCCATATTGCTTGGTAACACTAATTTGGCGCTCTTTTAGATCTACGTCGCTCCAGGTAAGCCCCATGATTTCGCCTAAGCGCATCCCTGTGTACCCGGCAATGGCACAAATGGCATAGTACTTTATCGGGCGGACCTTCATGCTTTCCATGAGCTGGTCGAATTCGTCCTGTGTCAGCGCCCGGATCTTGTGCCGGCGGTTCAGCTTCCTGGGTTTCAAGTGGATGGCTGGGTTATCCTGCCGGAGATGGTAGGGCTCGACAGCGTAGGACAGGACCATCTTGAGGCAGGTTACATAGAGCTGGTAGCTGGCGTCAGCACACTGCCAGTTGCTCATCGCCTGCTGGATGTCCAGATAGGTGATCTTACGGACTGGCATGGCCAGAAGCTTCGGGCCGTAATTCTTCAGTGCGTAGCGATAGGCCAGGACGGAGTTATACGTCAGGTTGCGGCTGCGGAAAACGTATTCGGCAAATTCGGCCAGGGTGATGTCGACGAGTTCCGGCGCGATGGGCTGGCTCTTCATCGCATCGAGTACGTCGGCCAGCAGCTTTTCGCCGGCGGCTTTTGCCGCCTTCTTGGTGGCCAGGCCCTGGCGTGATTTTTGCTTCCATCGGCCCGCCTGGTCTTTGTACGACAAGATGACCTGCCAGCCGCGGTCTTTTTCGCGGTACGAAAAATGATAGGTTAAATCAGTCATAAAAATAACCTCCTTTGCGTAAAGGGAGGCTGATGTGATATACTGATAGCGTAAATCAGCCCCGCACAATGGATTTACAAATTGCCGATACGGTGCTGCAATACCGTCGGCATGTCCCGCTTCCTGCTGCAACAGAAGACGGGACTTTTTCTATTTTTATCTTGTTTGGTCAAGAACAGGTGTGCTAAAATGAAGAATATAAGGGGGTGATTATATGATTGACCATATCGATAATTATTTAAAATGGCTCAAAGACAATATGACTCAGACTGAAATTGAGCCAGGATTATGCGAAATAACTACCCCCTTTTTGGACCGGCACAATGATTATACGCAGATTTACGTTAAAGGCATGCACGATGGCCTATTTAAAGTCAGCGATGGCGGTTAGCTGATTTATCAATGTGCGGGATGGACTTCAACACTCCTAAGCGGAAAGAATTATTACAACAATCCTTGAATCGTTTAGGAATTAAATTGGATGAAAAGCAGGAAGCCCTTTATGCGGAATGCTCTAAATCGGAATTACCTTCTATCCAACACCGCGTAATCCAAGGAATGTTGGATATTAATGACATGTTCTATTTGTCGTCACCAAACATCAAAAGCCTCTTTTTTGAAGAAGTGAAGCTGTTTTTTGATTCCCATGGAATTTATTATTCCGAAGGGATGAGCGTCATGGGAAAATCAGGGTTCAGCCATACGTATCATTTCGTGTTGCAACGTAATAAAAGAAACCCACAACGTTTTATCAATCTAATGAATACGGTCAGCCGTTCCAATGCGGAACGAATCATTTTTTCTTGGGGAGATACGAAAGAAGCGCGTGGTAACGACGAAAAATTAATTGTTCTTATTAATGATAGCCAAAAAATCAATGATTCTGTTGTAGCAAGCTTCCGTCAATATGATATAAGCCCACTTCTATGGTCTGATCGTGAAGCTAACGTTAAAGTTTTTGCTTAATCTGGCTAAATATCTAATGGTGTGCCAAATAAAATTTCATTCGTAAAATTGCAAAGATTAGCAAAGGCGTAAAACTTATTAACTAAATCCCCTTGGGTTAGAGTGGAAAAATCAAATTCTGGCCATAAATTATGTAATGCCGGATCATTCAATTCATATGCCCAGCTATCTCCATAACCTTCGCGGTACACATGTAAATGTGTGCCGCTTATTTTTTTGGCCATCTGGATTCCGATGCGGCTTCGTGTCGATGTCCAGGCGAAGTAACGTGACGTTTGTAAATACGCGCTGATGGTAAGTGATTCGGTTTAACGAGCAGTATTTTCGATTTACGTCTACGATATACTCATATTTAGTTCTTTGCCCAAGTCCATTTAATTTTATCGTATTATGTAATGCAGGGAAATCAGCGTGGCTATCTAAAAACTGTTTCGCTTCATGAAGGATTGTTTCAACATCTATTGGTAATTCGCTCATGGTACACCTCCTTTCCTATATTACATTTTCCCCCGCAACTCCACGACTCTGCCGAGGATACGGACGGGAAGGTCGGCGATTTCTTTGTTAGAATAGAAATGGGGCTCGTACACGCTGGTGTTGGTGGCGATGAGGGTAATTCCTTCGGGCTGTTTCTTGACGCGCTTCACGGTCGCCTCATCACCATTCACGAGGACGATGGCGACATCCCCGCTGTCTACGTCATCCTGCCGGCGGACAATGACGACGTCGCCTTCCATCATCCGCGGTTCCATCGAGTGGCCACGGATTTTTAATGCGAAGAATTCGCCAGTTGCGGCGAGCTCCGGGGTGATTTCTTCATAATCTAATATTTCCTCGACGGCCTCGATGGGGATGCCGGCAACGACGCGCCCCAGGACCGGGATGCGGACGCCTCGGCCTGTGGGGGAACTATCCTTCGACGTTTCTTCCAAGAAATAGCTTTTCCCGACATGAAAATGATCAGCGAGTTTTTGGATGATCCCCATTCTAGGCATAGATTTACAAAGAATCCACTTGCCAACTGTCGACTCGCTGACTCCAATGATTCTTGACAATTCTACTTGATTAATGTTTTCTCGTTGCATCATCTCTGATAATCTTTTACTAAATAGCTTTCTCATTTCTTCTTGTGATAATGGCATATAATCACTTCCTTGACGAACGATTTATGCTCTTATTATAGAATATAATTCTGATTTTTACAATAAAAAGCCGAATTAACTAGAAAATAATCCTTGACACTAGAATTATTTTCTAGTAAAATATGTACAGAAGTTAAGGAAAGGGGTGATATAAATGCCGGTACAAATTACATTAAGAGCCGCACGAGTTAATGCTGGTTTGACCATTATACAAGCCGCCAAGGCTATCGGAGTAGGTAAAGACAGGATTATCAAATGGGAAAAAAATTCCGGATTGGTTAATCCTATCTACCAGAAAAAGATTTCCAAGGCGTATAAGATCCCTATTGATTGTATTTTTTTTGGATAATGACTAGAAAATAATTCTAGTAAATACATGAAACTATGAAAACGGAGGGACTGAATATGAAGGAACTTGTAACCGTTTATAAACATCAACTCGTTACGGACAGCCGACAAGTGGCGGAGCACTTTGAAAAAGAACACGGTAAAGTCTTGAGGGCCATTGATAATTTAGTAAGCCAAAATCGGCTCACTAAAAACATGTTCCTCGAACAGACCCATGAATACCGTGGGCGTGAATTTCGCTACTACCTCATGAACCGAGACGGATTTAGCCTCTTGGTCATGGGCTTCACCGGAGCAAAAGCCCTGGAATGGAAACTGAAATTCCTCGAAGCGTTCAACGCAATGGAAAAGGCCATCAAAGCCCCGCAGATTTCGCCAAATCCTCACTACCGCACGAGGATGATAAAGACGGCGGTCAAAGATGCGGCTGATACAGCCACTATGATTGCCGATACCTTCGGTGTCAAGAAACCGATGGCCATGACCGCAGCCATGCAGATGGTCGGTAAAGCCTATGGCGTGGATATGACACCGCTGAAGCAGTTCATCCCGGCGGAAGACAGTCCATCGACGCTGACACCGACGAAGATCGCCGCCGAACTGGGTATCCTGAACAGCAAAGGGAATCCCAGCCCGCAGAAAGTGAACGCCATGCTGAAGGACAAAGGGCTCCAAGAAAAAGTCGGACCTGACTGGGCGCCAACCGAAGCCGGAAAGCCATATTGCGAACGCGTCCCGTATACTCGCGGAAACGGGCACAGCGGCTATCAGCTTCTCTGGGGCCATCACATCCTCGAACTGCTGAAAGATGGCGACCAGGAAGCGGGGCACTAAAAGGAGGCGGGAGCATGACGAAAAAAGAAAATCATATATCGGATAAGTTATACGCTACGTTACACGTAAAAAAAGGGCAATTGCCCAACAATCGCCCTTTTGATTTGAAAATTAGAAATAAAACAAATGTAGATGCAACCGTTAATGAACTAGTTACAAAGAAAGCTCAGAAGAAAGATAATCCTTCGTTGCCTGGTTGAGCATATCAGCCCAAGAGTCGAAATTGGTAGCATGTGAAACATACTGATCAAATTCGTCATCAGGGATAGCTTCGAAGTCTTCTTGCGAATTCACTACAAAGTTTCCAACTTTTAAGAATTCATCAAAAGAAGAACAATCCGTATGCTTTTCCATAAAAGTTTTTGTAAATAACTTGTCAAAGCTGACAGTATGGGTTCCTTCTAGACGATGAACATTATCTTCAAGCTTTTTTAATGAATTGATCAAATCGTCGAAACTATTAGTATTTGTACTCATCACAATCACCTCCTTTCATGACAATTATAGCATGGCGGGAGGGACGAGAGGATAACACATATAGCAAAAAGAGGTGAGAAGCATGACTGCAAAGGAAAAGTCCATTTTGAAATCTCGATTCCAGCAAAGATGGGGGCGCGCAATCTGCGTACAGCAGTGGGCAAAGGAAGGCAAAAACGGCTGGACTAAAGAAGGCGCGAAGGAATTTGCCAACATCGCCTGCGGTTATATGTACGCTATCGGCGACGCCCTGGAAGCATCTATGAAGCAAAGTAAAGCCACGGAAATTGTCTGCGGTTGGGCCGACGAAGTAGAAAAAAAGCACGGCAAGACATTGGAATTGTAAAGGAAGGGAAAGCATGAAGCACTACAACGAATACGTAGACCAACGCGGCTGGCGTTATCAGGCTATCTCAATGATTGGTGGCGAACCGTATGCAATTTGCTATCAGAAAAAGCCTGGTGGCGGCTGGCACCGGATGAAACAACTGATGGTGCGGACAACATTGGCAGAAGCCCAACAAGATCTTGACGAATATGCAGCCAATAAAGGCTGGACAGGAATTGACTAAGAGAAGGAGGCGGGAGCATGGCAAAGGACGAAAAGGGAACGGTTTATGTATTAAGCATTAGTTTGAACAAACAAAAATACTACGTAATAGACCTGGAAGGGAGCTTATCACGTAGTATCTCTGATAGCATGCTGTTTCTTTATGAAAGTATCGCGGAATCGTATGCTGGACCTATCGAACACCTTGTCGAAGAAAAAACAGAAGAAATTGCAACTATTCGTGTTATTAAGTTGCCTTTATCTCATGTTATTCCGGGAACTTGGCAGGATGATGTCGAAGAAAAGGCCACCAAGCTGGCACTTGATGACCTTTCCTGTGAATCAATTGAACAATTAGCTAATCATTTGCATAAAGCTTTGGAGAGCACCTTGAATAGTAATTCTTGATTTAGCTTAGTACTTAATTGAAACACTCCGAGGATAGTGGATTCAAGCGAAGTTTTTCCGGATGCATTCAATAATATCGCTTTAACTTTTGATTCATCATACGAAGCCATTATCTCTGCTTGTGCTTCAGCAAAAATTTCTTTTAATTCTTTCTCAGTCATTGTAATCACCTCCTTCCGTACTCATCATAGCATGGTTCAACGGAGGGGGAAAGGAATAAAGGAGGGACTAAATATGAATGAAGTTTTGAATATCAACAACGTCCGCGGATACCTGGACAAGGAAACGGGGACGGCCTATCTGAATGCCGAAGACGTGGCACGAGGATTTGGATTTACACAAGAAAAGAATGGCGTTGAATACGTCAGATGGGAAACTGTAAATGGATACCTTCTCGGATTTGGATTTTCCCAACATGTTGGGAAAACGGATTTTCTCCCGGAAAACATGGTGTACCGGCTGGGATTCAAAGCCAGCAACGAAGCGGCGCAGAAGTTCCAAGCTGTTCTGGCTGATGAGGTTCTCCCGGCAATCCGTAAACATGGTGCATACATGACCCCGGAAAAGATAGAAGAAGCCCTATTGAATCCAGATACGCTGATTAAGCTGGCAACAGAGCTCAAGGCCGAACGGGAGGCCCGGAAGAATGCTGAGCTGGAAGCGGCCAGTGCCAAGCAGCTCATCGGCGAGCTGAAGCCGAAAGCCGATTATACAGACCACATCCTTTCCAGTAAAGGGACCGTGCCGACTACGGCCATTGCCAAAGACTACGGGATGAGCGCCAAGGCATTGAACCAGAAACTCCATGAGCTCCGGGTCATCTACCGGATGGGGTCGCAATGGTTCCTGTATGCCAAATACCAGGCGCGGGGCTATACCCACAGCAAGACCTTCGACTTCAAGCACAGTGACGGCCGCCCGGACTGTAAGATGCAGACCGAATGGACCCAGAAAGGACGCCTCTTCCTGTATCAGCTCCTCAAGAAACATGGGGTTCTGCCCATGATCGAACGAGATGACCAGGAAGCGGGGCACTAGGAGGCGAGCAGCATGAAGCCGGTTATCTCGATGAACGAGCTCATGGAGCGCTGGGATTTGAGCCGGACCGCCATCACCAAGATAGAGCAGGACGGCCTGCTGAAGCGGCTCAAGCTCCCCGGGGTCAGGTACAGCATGGAATCCGTGCTGGAGCTGGAAGGAATCGATTCGAAGGACTGGACGCACAGCCCCTTTGAATGGAGAAGGCTCAAGGATGAGCTGGCACGGACACAGCAGGAACTGGAACGGTGCCGGACCTTCATTAGCCGATTGTCGGCTGATGTGAGCCAGTTTGAATACGAAGAAAGGAGGGATTCACATGAAGACAATGAAGATTTACGAACATGGACAGACAGAGCCAAGGCGTAAGCCCAAGTTCCAGGTTGTCCGGACGGGGATGGCCATCATGGCCGCCTTCGGGGTCGGGCTGTATCTCGGCAGTGCGACGCCCTGGTCCCAGGCCGAAACCATTGCGAACGACACAGCCATCATCCACGTCGTCGATACAGACGAAACGCTGTGGGAAATCGCCGGCCCTATCGCCGACAAGACCGGACAGGACGTCCGCGAAGTAATTTATGAAATCCAAATCAATAATGATTTGGGGCCGGACCCAACACTGAAACCGGGCCAGCGCCTGGTCATCAGATACTGAAAAAGGCCGCTGCCTGAGCTACCAGACAACGGCCACATACAAAAAAATATCCACCATTATTATACCCGAAAAAGGAGAGAAAAACCATGAAGAATCAAAAAATTGAAGCTCAATTCTGCGAAAAGTGTAGAGATTTGCAAGATTTCGCCAAGAGAAATGGCTATACCAACTTAATTGTATTTACCCCTAGAATCGACATTGAAAAGGTTCAGCAGCAGGGGGAAGGGAAAGGACGAACAACACCGTCTGTGTCGGTAAACGGAAACCTTTTGGAAGTCTACTGCATGATGTACGCGGTCTTAATTAGTATGGCGGACAATACCGGTCTGCCGCTGAATATCCTCATCGACGAATTTAGCCGGTTCTGCTATGAACGGGACTTCCGGATTGCAGAAAGGAGCTGACGACCATGGCTTATCGCAACTGTGATTTGATCTTGTCGGTCCGGGAGGCCGAAAAGAATCATGATAAATGGCTCAAGACCCGCGACATGGGTATCGGTGGCAGTGATGCCGCCATCATCCTGGGATACAACTCATATAAATCCCCGTATCAGCTTTGGATGGAAAAGACCGGCCAGGCCGTTCCGCCGGATCTGTCGGGCAACCAGTACATCTACTGGGGCCATAAGAATGAACCGAATATCGCCGACTGGTTCCAGGAAGAAACCGGAAAGAAGGTCCGGAAACTGGGGACGCTGCAGAACCGCAGCTTTCCCTTCATGCTGGCCAATGTAGACCGGGAAGTCGTCGGGGAGAATGCCGGTCTGGAAATCAAGACCGCCGGCGTCAGCCAGTACAAGAAGTGGCAGGGCGACGAAATCCCGGATGCTTACTACTGCCAATGCCTTCATTACATGGCCGTGACCGGTGCCGACCGCTGGTATATCGCGGTCCTCATCGGCGGGAACGACCCCACCTATAAGGTGGTCGAACGGAACGAGCAGGATATACAGGCACTGATTTCCGCAGAACGGGAATTCTGGGGCCTCGTGCAGACACACACAGCCCCGCCGGTTGATGGGAGTGTGTCCTGCGCCCAGGCACTGGCTGACCGCTATCATGGGGAAGATAGATCCATCGTCCTGCCGGATGATGCGGTACAGATTATCGACGACCTGCGCGGAGATAAGGAAATCCTGGAGCAGTTGAAAGCACAGATTACACTTCGTGAAAACCAGCTGAAGGACATGCTGGGAGAAGCGGAAGTCGGGACGGTCGGCGATTACCGGGTCACCTGGAAGACAACGAATCCCAGGGAAACCTGCTCCCTTTCCAAGCTTAAAAAAGCGGCGCCGGACATCTACCAGACGCTGCGTGACAAAGGCTTCATTTCTATTGGCAAGGCAAGCCGACGCTTTGCCATCAAATAAAAGGAGGAATCATTCATGAACACTAAAGGTGGACTTACGAAGAAGACGGCACAGGTACAGCAGATGCAGCAGAAAGACACGAGCCTCAAAGGGCTCATCAAGGCTATGGAACCGCAAATCAAAAAGGCCCTGCCGTCGGTATTGACGCCGGAACGCTTTACGAGGATGGTCTTCACGGCCCTCTCGACGAACCCGCAATTACAGCAGTGCACGCCCGCCAGCTTCCTGGGGGCCATGATGCAGGCCGCCCAGCTCGGGGTAGAACCGAATACCCCGATTGGCCAAGCCTATCTGATTCCCTACCGGAACAAAGGGAAACTTGAATGTCAGTTCCAGCTCGGCTACAAGGGCATGATTGACCTGGCATACCGAAGCGGGGACATCAAGGATATCCAGGCGCACGAAGTATATGAAAACGACTTATTTGAATACGAATACGGTCTGGAACCGAAACTCCGGCATGTGCCGGCCATCAAGGACCGTGGTGACGTCATTATGTACTATGCCGTATTCCACATGACCAACGGCGGCTATGGCTTCGAAGTGATGAGCAAGGAAGACATCACTCAGCATGCCAAGAAGACGAGCCAGTCTTTCAGCTCTTCCTATTCACCCTGGAGCAAGTATTTCGATGAAATGGCGAAGAAGACGGTCATCAAGAAAGTATTGAAATACGCGCCGGTCAAGACGGAATTCGTCCGGGCCATCGCCGCAGATGAAACCATCAAATCGACCCTCTCGGAACACATGGTCGATGAAGAAGACGAAACCGTCACCATCGACACGGAAGCGGAAACTATGCCGGCCGATGAAACTGTACCTGACGGCGTAGATCCGAAAACGGGAGAAGTCAAAAAACAGACAGCCCAGGAAAAACAAGACGATGCCATCCTTGAAGCATCGCTCGATATGTAAAAGAATGATGGGCCAACGGGTAAAGCCGCTGGCCCGCATATGAGGTAACTATGAGCACAGAAAATAAACGTTTCTATTGGATTAAGCTACGAGAAAACTTCTTCCAGCAGGAAACCATAGACTGGCTAATGGAACAGGAAAACGGGAGTGCTTATATTGTCCTATATCTTAAAATGTGCTTGCTGACGGCGAATACCTCCGGAGAGCTCATCAGAACCATTGGAGATATGACGATCCCTTACGAGCCGAAAAAAATTTCCCAGAAAACAGGCTTTGACATTGATACTGTAAACGTCGCATTATCTCTTTTCAAGCACTTAGGACTTATCGAAGAAACACAGGAAGGAATACCCGTCATGCCAGAAGTCAAGAATATGGTTGGCAGCGAATCAGAATCAGCCGCACGAGTCCGCAAGTATCGCAAGAAGAAAAAGGCGTTACAAAGTAACACCGATGTAACAAATAAGGCGTTACAAAGTAACGTAGAGATTAGAGATAAGAGTATAGAGTATAGAGATAAGAGTAAAGAGAATAGAGAGGAGAAAGTAGAAAGTCGGAAGAAAGAAAAAAAAGCATCCGACGACGGATTGAAAGACGTCATCACAGCCTATCGAAAAAACATCTACCCCATGCCCGGGGAGATGGATCTAGAAAAGCTCAAAGCCATGGTCGATGACTTTGGCAGTGACATCGTTGTGAAGGCTATTGATAGGGCTGTCACTCGGAATAAAAGAAGTTTGGCATACATTCACGGCATCCTGAAACGCTGGCAGGCTGATGGTTATGATGATGAAAACACGAAGGCGCAGCCAGCTTCCAGGAATAGCAAGAAAGCCGCGATTGATACCGTGAACCGCCTGATGGCAGAATACCAAGCCAAGGAAGGAGAGGAGAAAGATGACAACGGAAGTATCGACCCTGCGAGCGATTGGTCTTTTGCAACTGGCATACAAAAATGATCTCCCGGAGGAACGGCTGCGTTTCTACGTAGAGATGTTAAAAGACATCCCGACGCCGGCCTTGTCGGCCGGGGTCAAATACTGCATTAATCACTGCGATTTCTTGCCAACTATCGCCGAAATCCGGAGAGCGTCGGGAAAAGTGGCAACTCTAGCCATGGGAACCAAGCCTATCGACAGCGCCACGGCCTGGGGCAAGGTCCAGAAGGCCATCGCCGCCGTCGGCTATACCGGTGTGCCGGCATTCGACGACCCGGTGACGCAGCGCGTCGTCGAACGTTTCGGCTGGAAAGAAATCTGCCAGACGCCGACCGATGACACGGCCATCCTGCGGGCACAGTTCCGCAAAGCCTACGAATCGGAAGCGGCCCATGTGGCAGAGGTAAAGGAATTCGCCGCGTCCGGCGTCCCGGTCAATCAGAAGTACCTGGCTGATGCCGGTCTGGCCGGCGTGAAAGAATTGACCAGCGAAGTAGCCGCCCGGCTGAAGATGCCGGAATGATGGCAGAAAAGGAGAGAGAAAGATGACAAAGACAAGATTATGCCGCCTATGCGGCCAGCCGCTCGAACTCCACGGATCCAGGACGGCCAGGCTGACACTCTGCGATGATTGCCGGGCACGGATCCTGTCCCGGTATACATACCGGATTGAACACCATGTAACGGGAAAGGAAACCTGCTGCCTGGTGTGCGGGAAGCCTATCCCGAAAGGGTACAACGGCTATACGACCTGCTCACGGGCGTGCAGGACCCTGCTGAATTCTGTCACAGCCAACTACCGGAAAGACAGGGCGGTGAATCAGCTCCGGCAGGATAAGCAGGAACATCCGGAAGCATACCTCTCGCCGAAGCGGGTCCTGAGCCCGCTTGGCCGGGCCGAACAGGAAGCCCGGGAACATGGTATTACTTACGGCCAGTATATGGCCCTGAAAGGAGGGATGGCTCATGAAGTGTAACGTGGTTTGGTTGCGGCAGACTTTGGCAACCTATCAGGATCGGCTGAACAATGTCCTCAGCGTGACGGCTGCGGAAATCCCAGCCATGGAATGGCGCCGGGCTAACGGGGAATATATCCCCAGAGCGCAGTTCATGGCATTTGATGGGACGAAATATATTGTTGTCGACAACCGGCAGGGGCAGTTTGAAAAAGAAACCAAGGAAACCTTGCATGACTGCCTGACCTGGCTGTTGGCATAGGGAAACCGAAAGGAGAGAGAAAGATGGAAATTAAAATCGACATAATTGGCGATGAAAGCGAACTGACGACGTTTTTACATGGCCTTACGATAAATCATAGCCAGAAGACAGAAAAAACCGTTAAAACGGCAACCACGAAGAAAAAAGGCCGTCCGAAGAAAACGGCAGCCCCGAAGCCGGAACCAGAACCGGAACTGCCGGACGACATCCTGGACGATCCGGACATGGCCGACATCGGAGCGCACATTTTCGGGGAGGATGGTGATTAGGATGCTTACTCAGAAGCGCAAAGAAAAAGAACGCGCACTGATTGCCGGGGATGCCTCGGCGGAAGCGGTAGCAGCACTGCTCTTCATGGCTCTGCATGACGAATTTCAGTTCGGGAAAGTCCGCGTGGAGCAAATCTTCCATCTGTGGAACGATTTACCGTATAGCACGTCGTATGAATTGCAGGTATCCCGTAACGGGTACAACCGGGGGCGTATGGACCGTAATTTCGTAAAGAAAATAATGGTTGTCATAGGCGCAGACAAGATTGACAACAAGCGGCTGCGCAATACCCTCTACCAGATACTGACGGAAACGGTAATCAATATGCTGTATGTCCTGGGAGTCAATTATGGATTCAAAGCGGCAGAGGTACATCGACTGGAAAAACGCCTCTATGACTACGCAGAAATCATGTTAGATCCTAAGACGTATGGCGTGACCATCTGGCAGTTCATGGCATCTATCCGCTACGAACTCAACGTGCGTTGTGACATGCTGAAAGAATATGAAAAGAAATATGGCCGGGTTGACCTGGGGCCTAAGTGGGGCCTCAACCAAATAACCGGGAAGCCGAGAAAAAAGAATGAGGCGATAGCATGAAATTCGGTAAATTTACGCCGTGGAACGAATGGGCGGAAGCCTCTGAATTCCACTTTAGGAATGGCTACGGGGGCATAGCCATCCGCGGCCCGCAAGGGCTGTATGAACTGGAAGTAATCAAACGAAACCGTCTTTACCCTAGTTACTGGGATATCACGTTTGATACGCCGATTACAAGCGACGTCCTGACAAACCTGGAACACGACGACGTTGTAAAGGCCCTGGAAAAAATTAGCAAACTGAAATAAGGAGGAATCACGATGAAAGATTATATCGAACGAATTGGTCTGGGTAATCAACCGCTGAAAGGATGTGAGTAGCATGAAAGTATCAGAAATGAGCGATGAACTGCGGACGCTGGCAAGCAAACGCTTTAAGAATGGCCGGATTACCAAGCAGGCCCTGGAAGCGCAGCGCGAATTGTGGGAACGCCACGGCCGACCGTTTTCGGCGGACCGTCGTGACCTTGGAGACGGAGATCATTTTGTTGATTTAGATTTTTACGACGGAAATACCCTCGATTAAACCGAGGGTAGCCAGGAGGTGAAGACAGTGAATGAACGCGACATACATTTCGACGCCTCTGGGCATCCGCTTTTCCCGAAAGGCTTTGACTTTAAAAAGGCGGAACGCATCATGGATAATTTCATGAGATTCAACCAAAACATGCACACGACCTTCGCAGAAGTCGTGTCCTGGCTGATTCTGAAAGGGACCGGCTACGATGGCGGTACATCCTCTAATCAACTGTGCTGGCTGTTTGGGGTAGATGGCTGCGACCGCGCTACGCTTAAAAACTGGAAAGCGAGGAGAAAGCCATGAAGTTCGGTAAATTTACGCCGTGGAACGAATTGGCGGAAGCCGCTGAATTCCACTTTGGGAATGGCTACGGGGGCATAGCCATTCGCGGCCCGCAAGGGCTGTATGAACTGGAAGTAATCAAACGAAACCGTCTTTACCCTAGTTACTGGGATATCACGTTTGATACGCCGATTACAAGCGACGTCCTGGAGAACCTGGAAGTTGACGACGTCGTGAAGGCGTTGGAAGACATCAGCCGCCTGGCCGATGACTACGATTTGCTTCATGAAAGTTTTGTAGATCATGACGGAAACGTTGTGTTCGTAGATTAAGGAGGCGATCCCGATTGATTGACATGAGTATGGAACGCGTCCGGGCCGTGATTGATAAAGCCTGCCAGGACGGGAAGAGCTACGCCACGATTGAAAAAAGTGGGGATGCTGCCGTGGACGATGCTGTCGCACAGACCATCGACAGTATGGGCTATAAGGTAGCAATCAACCCGCAGGAAATTCTTATCAGCTGGTTTTAGGAAAAGAGGAATGTAAATTGAACAAAGTACAGCTCATGGGCAACCTGGCCCGCGACCCGAAAGTCAGCGTGACCCGGACCGGCAAGACCCTCGTCCGGATGACGGTGGCCTGCTCCGAAACCTACAAGGGGAGGGACGGACAGGCGAAAGAAATGACGTCGTTCGTGCCGGTGACCTGCTGGCCGCCGTCGTCGGATCTGGCGCAGAATCTCTTGAAAGGTGACCGGGTCGTCGTCCTGGGACGGTTCACGACGAATTCGTACGAAAAGGACGGCACAAAACACTATTACAGCGAAGTCACGGCAGACTACGTCGGGACCGTGCCGAAAGCCGCTAAAGCCGCCGCGCCGGGCGAATCCTTTGAAGACATGGGAAATGCTGCGGACGACGAAGAGATTCCGTTCTAGGAGGCGCATATGGTTTATAAATTCACAATCGACGGGCGCCCCATGACTAAAAAGAACAGCATGACAAAGACCCGCTATGGACTCATCCAGTCCAAACAATACCGCGATTATGAAAAAATGGCCCTGTGTCAGCTGATGACCCAGAAGCCGAGGAGCTTCCGCACGATTGCTTGCGCGGCCCGGATGAACGTCGAATACTACATGCCGAACCGCAAAGGCTGGCCTGATTTGTTCGGGCTGGTCCAGGCGACGGCCGACATTTTAGAGAAAGCCGGCATCGTAGAAGACGACGGCTATATCGCCGATGTGGCCTACAGCTGCATCGCAGGCGTCGATCCGGTGTGGCCACACGCTGAAATCAAGGTCATTCCCATGCCGGACGACAAACTCAACGAGCTACATCCCAAACTTAGAAAGAAGGTCAAAAAATGATCGATGACAAGATGGCCAAGATGGCCGTAAATACAATTTCTAAATACTGTGATCAACGTTGCGGTTGTTCACAATGCGCTATCAGAGATGCGTGTAGAGATATGTATAGATCGGATGAAGATTGTACTATTTCTGGAATTACAACCTATTATGAAGAAGGGTATTTTAAAAGATGCATGATTCGCTCTCCGAAGTTCGACATCAGGCAGAAAGACAGCGCAGATTTTCGGAAGTACATCAATGAAATCTTTTTGCGGGAGGCGGAAAAATACGGGCTCCCGATGAGCACGGCCAACTCGATAAAATGGACTGCGCGCGGGACCATCGTAGTCACGTTTGTCGACGATGACAACAAGACGAACTACATTGGCCTGGCGAAGTGCCATCCCAACGACGCTTTCAATCCGGAAATCGGCATCAAGCTGGCCATCGAAAGAGCGGCCCAGGCGATGCATGCGCCGTTCATT